ATATTTGAAAATAATGCGTTAGTAAATTTTGTCTCTGTTGTTCTTGAAACAATCAAACTTGCAATATCATTAAAGTTCATATTTGACATAGACATAAGAGCCTGAGCAAAATGAACTGCACTACCAGCACCATCTTCAAATACAATACTTTCTTGAATATGTACACTGACATGCTTATGACAAATTGATTCATTATAAAATTCTACATTCTCAAATAACCTTGGATATGATGATAATATACAATGAGAATTTGTTTCAATATGAATATTATCTCCAACACGCTTGACATAATCAGATATAATAATCGAAGCATTATCATCAAAGTTTACTCTATCATTACATATTAATTCCCCTCTGAAAAATAGAGATGCCTTATCATTAATTTCTATATTATCGCTAACATTACCATATATTCTAAGATTTCCTGTGCCATCACGAAATAAAACACGCTCACTTACTTTTACTTTGATAGTTGATCTATTTGTATCAAAAAATACAACATTATCACTAGATAAAACAGTATGTGTTACATTACCATATACATTATCAGATATATTTAAAACATCATATACAGCATTATACAGGTTTGTTGATACATTATCAGAAAATTCTACAGTATCAGAACAATATACACCAGTTATAAATTTAATACCGTCATTGATAATAAATTCAGACGAACTATATACATTAAATTTATAGTTTGTATTGTCATTACCTACAGAATCGGATATTAATAATGTCTCTTGGCATAATACATTAACATTTCTCTTAATGGTAGAAGCACTACTAAAATTAACATTATCGCTTGATGTAGCTACCTCTAATATTCTACAACTGTCAGTAATATTAAAACTATCAGATGTCCCTCTTGGATAAGAAAGAATAGCCCTATCAATTATTTTTATACCAGTAGATACAGAAGTTCCTTGTCTCTGAAATATCTTAGGTACATCATCAAATATAATATTTTCATGAATAACTGTTGATCTTTCTGGTGATTCTGAGAATATTACAATCTCAGATATATTAACTGAATAAAAAGCCATTTATTATTATCCTAAAATAAGAGCCATAGCTACTGTATTTGCGTTTACTTCGTTTATTGCTCCAACTAGATCAGCCTTATATCCAGTATCAAGGAGTTCCATTTCGCCTAATTTCGCCCCTGCTATGTCAGCTTGTAAATCAATCTCATTAATAGCAGATACTAAAGTAGTTTTATCTTCGGTTGTAAGAGTTGTTAAATCGCCTATTTCTTGAGTATAAACAAAAAGTTCATTGATAGCATCTGTAATATTACCAGCAATAGTATCAAGATTCATATCACCAATATCAGAATTTATTAAACCTATCTGAGATGTATTCCAGTTAATAGCATTCGTTAATGTGGTTTGACCATTATTCAATACCATGTTTCCTATATCATCTTGAATGTCTTCTATATCATCTTCAATAGCAGGAATAGCTACATTCATTATATAGTCTATAGCACTGGTATTAGTGTCTGTATGAGCATCAACTTCATTAATAGCGGCTACTAAATTAACCTTTGAATTTGTAGTCAGATTTGGAAGATCGCCAATTTCTCCTTCTAATTCATTAATAGCATTTACAAGAGAAGATTTATCATTAGTATCTAAATCATTTACATTACCAATATTTATTGTGTTGACATCAGTATTGAAATCAACTTCGTTTATAGCATCAACGAGATTGTCTTTCAAATCAGTTGATAATACATCAAGATTACCAATATGAATATAATTTTCGTTTATGGCTCTTATGACAGATGGTTGACTAGATACCAATCCAACAAAATCACCTATAACGATTGATATATCGTTAGTCTTTCTTCTCCACTGATCAAGAGTATCTGTTAGGCTTACTAAAGTTACAGACATTATTATACTCCGTTATTATTTTGAGATAATATATCTACAAGCAATGATTTTATTTCTAAAAGTTCTTGTTTAATAGATATTTCTGCATCTCTTGTTTGTTGTATGCGAATTTTCATATCTTCTACTTCAATGAATGTTTTCTGCATCTTACCTTCATTACCAAAAAGAGCATTTCTTCTTCTTGCTTTCTGGTAATCCTTAGTGTTTTTATTTACAATAACACCATCATCCCTTTTTCTAAAATCCTTTGGATTATTCATTTTTATTCCTTATATTATGTTGTACAAACAAGTCTAAAATCAGTAAAGACAGGAACTTGAGTAGAATTTGTACTCTTCATTACTAACTTAACTGAAATAGCATTGAATGGTTCTGCTATTAAACTATTAGGATCATTTAGATCAAGAGTGAATTCATAATCTTTAAAATCTTCTCTGTTCTGAGAAATACCTACATTTTCATCAGGAGAATCAATACGAATCCAATCAATTTCATTCCATTCTGTAACTTCATAAGGACTTCGTGTTTTAAAGAATACATCAATATCAGCTTCCTGTTCTCTTACAGCACCAAAATAAATCTTGATGTTTTCTGCTGGATCGGTTAATGTGACTTGTTTTGTCATATATCTGGCAGAAGTAGAACAATCAAAACTTTGAGTTTCTGGTACATATTTAAAGTGTGTCTTTGAATGTGTTAGAGTTGTTGATCCACCACCAGAATCACTATATCCAGAAGAAGTAGCCTTCATTTGAACAAGATAATTGTCCATATCAACTACAGTAATTTCATGCAATCCGTTAGGATCAAATTCACCATCAATTATATTTACATCATCAGTAAAATCTTCAATGTAAATATAAGCACCTGTTCCTAATTCATGACTAGGATGATAAATATTCATTTCATCCTCACCAGAACCAATATTGAAAATAGAATCCGTACCAATAACCAATGTTTCAGTATCAGGAGAATCAATTCTATTTGAAATCATGATAGCAGTAGATGTACTCTGCTTGAAGTAAATATCATCACCTTTATTTGTAAGAGGATTCCAAGGAGCCGCATCAATAATAGGAGAAACATTTTCATTTTCTGAATACATTAATCCAATCATTTTCATTGATTTATCATTATCAAGAAAACCTTCTTGATTCTCTCTTGAAGCCAATATCATAGGTTCGTCCATAAATATATCTTCGTTATTAATACAAGGAACATAATCTCTTCTTAAATATGGAGATTGAGCACCATTAATAGAAGTACCAGTAATATTCTGAAGACTCCAATCAATTCCTGTTCCATCAATAAGAAGTTCGTTAATAATTGGATGAACCATATCAATTTGGAAATTTCTTGAACCCATTATTTCAGATCCACCAGTAAGACCAGTTTTTGTAGCATATTCGCTTGGAATTTCAATAACAAACGAATCAATTTCAAGATCAACTACATTATGAATTCTGTTTAGATGTGCTGGTAAGAATCCATTATATCCTTCATCAGTGTTATCAAATCCAGATATCTTATATTTTGAACCTACAGTAAGACCATGATTTTTTTGATAAATGCGAACTTTATTTTCGCCTTTATAAGTCTCAATAGGATTAAGACCAAGATTCTCAGGTCCAATTTCGTCATTAACCATCATGGCAGTACCATCAGAATTTATATCAAATTTCGCCTTGAAAAGCTCGAACATAATATCTTCGTTCTGGTTAGGTGTCCATGTAGACGCATTTTGAGACTTAAAGAATGATCCAAGAGACTGCTTACCAGTAATGATTTCATCAGTTTCAAGGTCTTTTCTACCAGTTTCAGCTACCCATACAGTATAAGAAGCAGAAGCTACAGCAGGTTTAAGCACAAAGCAATAATCTTCACCTTCCTGAACATAAAGAGGCTCAGGGAATATAAAATCTGCATAATCTCCCGGTGCTCTTTCGCTAATAGGAATACTACGAGGATAAACAGTAATTGTAGCCATTGGAATTTCAGCAGGATAACCATTTACCATATTACGGATCTCACAAACAACAGCTTCTTCCTCATCTTTATTCTGGAACCAAAGACGAACTTTTGTGATAAAACAACCACCAGATTCCTGAATTAAGAATGATTGAGCAATAGGATCAAACCATCCTGAATTATTACTCCAAGAAGAAGAACTTGAAGACTTTCGCTGAACCGATCTATTCTGCTTTACAGGCGTTTTATCGAATTTGATAGTCTTAGTAGAGAGAACTGTATCTTCGCTCTTAGAAGACATACCATGAGATTTAAACATACCTTTAGCCATTGTATGAACAGGATCAGCATTTGTCATCTGATCTGTAAGACGAAATTCTCTTTCGCCTGTCATAAATGTAAGGATATTATCATTTGGAATTTTCCATATAACAGCAATTTCACCAAATTCACCTGTAACAATAGGATCACCAAGACCATTAGCATCTAATTTAACAAAAGCGCAAGATGCCATAGATGTATCACCTACTACAGTTTCATTTAACTTGAAAGTGCCTTGAACATTTACAACCTGTAAGTAATTTTCAGTTTGAAATGCAACAACAGCAGTAGCACCAGATTGAGTACCAACAATAACTTCTTCATTTTGGTTAGCAGTCTGGAATTCTCCTGATATTGAACTAAAATGCAAAATACTAGCAGGAGTACAATATTCATTAATAGAAGGAGGCTCACAATGAGAAGACATAGAAATACTATCAAAGAAAGGATATAATTTAGTCTTTTTCTTCATCTGATCTGTCTTAACAAGAACTGGAATGCTTCTCATATAAGGAATATAATTCACTTCTGTAATACGATCACCAAGACTCTCAGAAATTACATTTGAATCTTTATGAGTAGTCTTGACACCAGCACGAGATTGATCTTGTTCCCATGTAGTAGTAGTTGCAGACCAACCAGAACTTCTTCTTTGTAGCCAACCTTCATCATGAGAAATACCAGTATCTCTTCTACTAAATACTGTTGAAGATGATCCTCCTCTTGTCTTAGATTTCACATTCTTACGACCACCAACATCATTCCATCTACCCCATTCAACACCATTCAAATCTTTGGTATTGTCAGCAATAAATTTCAGAGCTTCGTAGTTTGGAGAATGATTTACAACCAAAGTAGGAAGTTTTTCTTTATCATGCCAAACATCAGAATCAGGATTAAATGTGATTGCTCCAAAAATATTTCTAAACGCAAATGGATTAATATTTTCGTATTTTGAAGCCTGAGTTTGTTTATTAATACCAACATGAGTATAAGGCAATGTAACAATTCCACCAGTTCTTTGAACATGATTAGAATTTACAGCATCATAAAGCATACCAATATTTTCATCATTGAATTTAGGACGCATTATTTTTTCATGAGGATCAACAGAACAGTTATAATCTGTATGAGTTGCATCACCAACTTTATGTGAATCAAAAGGATCAACAATAAAACCATTCTTGAAACGGTTCAATCCAGCATCATCAAGAATTTCCATAGATGCTGTTTCACGCTCTAGGAGGCTCAAGGCTGTATAATATTCAAGATTACCTATCCTTCTATCAAGATCACCAATATCTTTCATTGTATAGCGTTTATTGTCTCTATAAGAAGGTTCTACATCTGAAGGTTTGAATGTATAAGCATTAACATACAATTCATATAAAATCATACCTGTTTCTGGCTTTTCAGGAGGTTTAGGATTTATTGCAGGAATACCTTTAGATACAATAAAATCTCCCCTGAAATCAGCATATAGATAATCAATACGATTTAAGTAATATTCATAATCAGAATGAACATCATTAAACATCTGAGGAAGTTCACCAATAGATGCACCTGATCCTGTAAATCCATCTATACGATTATCAGACATTCTTGGTCTAAAATCAAATGCATCAGCCAGAACATAAGTCTTGCCATTTTCATTTGAATCATATACAGGGATTTCATCAAAATCCACATCAACATAAGAATCAACAGAGAAATAATCTCCTTCTGTATGAGTAAAGTAGTCAAATGTAACAAGAATTTGTCCTTCAGGTGGTAGTTGTCCACCTTTAAGAACTATTGAACATACATCATACATATTATCACGCTGTCCAGTATCAAACTGATAACGACTTGTAATATCATAACTATCGACTGTAGCAACTTCTGTTTCGTTACCAGAATCATAAACAGCTTTTACTCTTATACCATCAGCCTTTCCAAGATAATCTCTACTACCTTGTTTCTTGTTTGGAATAGCAATATTAAGAGAACCATCATCTTGAAGATATTTTGTTTTTTGTGTGCTGATCATTTTTGTAACAGGAGCAATAACATTTACATCAGAAACATTTAAGTTACCTATTTCAATAACTTTTCCTGTTGGAGCACCAGTAAAATTAAATACCGCATTTGTAATGATATTACCAGAGAATCTATCAGCAATAATATAATCGCCAACATTCTGTTGGAATACTTCATCATCTTTTGCAACAATAGTAGCTGTATTAGCAACAGTTCCTATATCATGATATGCTCTTACTGAATTATAATTAGTATCTATTCCAGATCCACCAACTAAAAATGATTTTATATTTGTGTGAGGTGTTTTGAATACCAGAACATTCTTTGATGGTTTTTCAATATATGCTCTGTTATCAATAAGTTTTATATTACAAGTGAAATTATTTTCTCCTACACCATTAGTATCATAAAGCATTTTAGCATCTGCTTCAAAATTATATCCAGAATCAATATTGATATCGAATATACCTAAATATGATTCAGTCGGACTTATATTTCTTATAGCTCGTACTCTACATTCACCAATTTTACTTCCGTTTGGTGTTCCGGGAGTAGATACATTAGAATTATATATTTCAACAATTCCAAATGCATCAATGCGAGGAATATTATTGATTGATTGAATCGTAATATAATTTCCAAGATCAAAATTAGTTATGGTATTATTACCAATAGCAACATCTCTTGCTTTATCCATTTCAACAAGAGTAGGAGATATTCTATCCATCTCATATCCTAAGATATAAGCCTTTCCTGTTCCCATTTCAGCAACCATTTTATCTTTATCGCCATAAGGAGGAAAATATGCTCCTTCTTTATATTGATCATCAGCCTCATCACGATAATGTTCTTTCAGTTTAATAGAAAAAGGTCTTACTGTATAACTTCCAGATTCATCAAATGTTCTACGAGCAAATGTTTTTTCAAGTTCTGAATATGCTGATGTACGAATTTCCTTGACAACTACACCATTTTCAAGGTATTGTAGAATGATAAAATCATCAGATACATTAGCATCCTCATCAACATACTCAAGTTTTAAATCAATTTTATATCTGTGAGCACCCGGAGCGGCATAGTTCGGAGAACCCTGAGCATTATCTGTAAGAGATAAATCCTCTTCGGGAGTAATGATAGACTCATAAATACGAAGTCCTACTTTACATGTAGGACGCTGACCATATTTACTTACAATGATTGATTGAGCCTCATTATCAATGAAAATACCACCAAAGTAATAGACACCTTTATCAATGGATGTTATAGCACCTTTACCAGCACTTTCGTATGTTGGATTTACCTCATCAAGAGTTCCTTGGACAGTAGCACGAATTTGACCATTATCTTTGCGATAAATTGTTTCTCCATCCCAAAAACCAATTTCCTCATTACTGTCTCCTGAGTTTTTAACTTTGATCATGAAAGTAAGAGGATCAGTTTCGTCTTTAGTAGCCACATTTACTATAGTAGCTTCTAAACCAGAAGATTCACCAATTATTGTAAACCCAAGAAAGTTTTCAGGATCAACAGGAACATCATCAGGTGGATTACCATAAGTTGCATCCATTTTCTGATAAGAAACATCCTGATCAAAAGTAATCTGACCGGGGATGACCATTGCACCCTCTTCAAATATATGATCTCCAAATTTCTTGATCTGTTCTTGTGTTATTGATTGAGCTTGTGTAAGCTCTCTACCCTGAACCGCATAAGAAGGACGGTAGAGTATACGATAGAATTTATTTTTTTCATCGAAATCATCAAAATATGGTGCTACATTAAAATTTAACATTTATTTATCCTTAAAATTCTACTACGAAGACGAATTTTTCTATTTGAATTTCTCTTCTTGTTATAAATATGATATTCTCTTTGTAAATAATATCTCCACTCAATATATCTACATCTGTGTATGTGCTTCCAGCATCTTCATACACACAAACTTCGCCAGTTTCTTGACCATGTATATTTTCTCCATCAATAAATTCTCCCCATATTCTAAACATATGTATAGTTGTTCCATCAAAAGGATCAAAATATATTCTTGCTTCTGCCAATGAATCCTCACCAATAACAAGCTCATTAGTCATAAACTTACCAGAAGTATTACTAATATTTATATCAGATAAAGTGTTAATACTTTCGCTTATTATAATATCATCGTTAGAATCTTTAGTATTTTCAACAAGACCAACATTTCTATATGTTCCAATGATAGGCAAAACACCATCTTCATCACCAATTAATTCCGCAGAAGTAACAACATAAAATGCTCCTAATTCATGAATAGCATCAGAGCCATGACCACCCGGAGGAGCAATCATAGCTGTTGCTTTTGCTTCTGTACCATTACCGAATATCTCAACATTAGCAAAATTATATCCTTCACCTCTATTATTTACCTGAATATGTGTTATTTTTTCTCCTTCAATAATAGAAGTTGCTAAAGTATTACTACCATCTCCTCTAATATGTATTTCAGGAGCATAAGTATAATCTTTTCCATCATCATCAACATGAATATAAACAATATCACCTTCTATGGTATTAGCTTCTATAAACAAATGATCAACAGATTTATCTTCATCTCTTACAGGAACAGGAATCCATGTATCAGTAAGAAATTTATCAGCAATATCATCTTTAAGGTTGAACATAAATTTCCATATATATCCATCACCTAGATATAGATATTCAAATGATGTTCCTGTTGGTTCAATTAATGATTGCGTTCCATTACCATTTGAAATGCATTTATATACATTTTCTTCTGAATTCATCACATAAAATGGCTGTTCAGGATGAAGCCAGTTACGATAATCTGTATATTCTACATTATAATCAGCACGAGTGTAAATTGTATTCAATATCCAATTAAATCTTCGTATCCCTAACATTACATCATCAAGACCCATCTTCTTCATGAATATTCTTTGGAGTCTATGATCAACTATTTCTGATTCAGCAGAAGTAGATAATTTAGGAGAATATTCATCTTCCCATGGTTGAAGTCTGCCATTATAAAAATATATATGGTTATCATCAAAAGTTTCATCAAAATGGGTATTTATATATTTTTTAGCGTTAATTATTCTTGATGCTAAAGTTGTTGTTGCGCTCATATTTTTTATTACCTATTAATTGTTATCCGATATTTATTTCACTACCAAAGCAGTATCCTGTTTTATCTAGCTTATTTATATTTATGTTGATAATATCATCTATTACAAAATCTTTGTACTGTTTTATTTGAGTATTTCCTTCATGCCTCACATGACCACCATGATATTGTTCTGGTTGCCATCTAAATTTATAAAATTCTGTAGTTTCAAGATGAGGACAAATAAAACCACCATAAGATTCATTAAAATATTGAGAAACAACATCTCTATATGA